CTTATGGGGAACTGTCTCTTAAGCCTCTGGCTGATAAATATCTGGGTATGGCCCCCGTAGAGCAAGATGCTGTACGAGATTGGCTAATACATCATGGAGTAGTCCGTGCTAATTCAAAAGACTGGGGCGCCTTTATTGCAAAGGCACCTGGTGACATTGTGGGGCGGTATGCCATCGGAGACGTCGTCCGTACATACCACTTATTTCATTTCTTCCATCAGCGTCTCGCTGGAAAGGGTATGCAATGACCCCGTACGCCAGAGAGATGCGCCTGATGCCACATATCATGGCGATGGAGCGACGTGGTGTCAACATCGACGTTGGTGCCCTAAAGACTGATACAGACTTCTACTTCAATACCTTAGCTAGACTTGATTCAGAGATTTGCCTCATATTGGGGAAGAAAGTAGATGTAGATAGTAATGACAGTCTAGCTGATGCAATTGAGGCTAAAGGTCTATCTAATGGTTTTGCCAAAACCCCTACGGGGAGGCGATCGACCGCCAAAGAGTCCTTACTAGGTGCTATTTCAAATCCCACATTGCTAGGTCATCTGCTATGTCGGGGTGCGATAGCTACCTGTGTAAGGACTTTCTTTCAACCATGGTTAACTCAGGGGCTCGCACATGATAAGCTCTATATTAAATGGAACCAGTTCAGAAACTATACGGACACTGGCGCTAGAACCGGACGGCTCTCATCCTCTCCGAACCTTCAAAATATACCAGTTACCTGGGAAGGACTCCAGGCTCAGCTTAAGGCCATCGGCTACATACCAGGTTTTCCACTCCCTGCTATGCGGAAGTATATTAAACCCAGAGATGGATATGTATTTATAGGACGAGATTATTCAGCACAGGAAATGCGTCTGCTCGCCCACTTTGCGGGGGGAGGATTGCTCAAGTATATACAGGACAATCCAAATGAAGACATTCACCAGATCGCAGCTACACTTGCTAATATCTCGCGCCGTGAAGCAAAAACATTGGCCTTCGCAATTCTTTATGGGGCTGGTGTTGGAAGAATTGCTGAGTCGCTTAATATCTCGGTTAGTGCCGCCAGTATGATCAAATCTCAGTATCTCGCTAAGTTGCCTGAGATTAAGATCTTTGCTAAGTCTCTTACTGATGCATCTCATATAGGAGAACCAATTAAGACCTTAGCGGGGCGAGAATACTATGTGCAAGCACCGTTCGTAGTAGCAGGGCGGATGAGGACATTCGAGTACAAATTAACTAACTATAAGATTCAAGGCTCTGCAGCAGATCAAACTAAAGATGCTATGTGGCGATATGCTACTACAACTAAGTATGGTTATCTTTGTTTATCTGTACACGACCAACTAATTGTTGAGGTACCAAAAGCCACTGTTGAAGAGGAACGAGAAATCCTTAAGCTTGCAGTAAACAGTGCATTTCAAGATGAACTTCTTTATGAAGTAATCTCTGATGAAGCTATTGGTGATAATTTTGGTAATATGTTTAAAACTAAGACTGAAGTGATGCCTAATAAAACTATTGTTGGTGGTACACTTCGTACATAAGGAGAACTCAAATGAGCTACAAGGATCCAATCGGCTTCTCTAAGCTTGATACTTTTAGAGATTGCCCTGCTAAGTTCAAATACCAATATATTGACAAGCTGCCACAACCTGGGTCAAACGCTATGGATCGTGGTTCCTCAGTACATGCCAATATTGAGGAGTATCTTAACGGATGGACTAAGACGCTCATTGACCCTGCAGATAAGTGGCAAGACGCCTTGGATGCCTTGAAAGCTAAGAACTTTAAGGGGGAGCAGCCGCTCGGCTTGAGTAGGGACTGGCGGCTTCTCCCTAATTGGTTTGATAAGGATACATGGCTTAGAGTCAAGATGGATGCGTACTATATTGATGGTAATTGCATCTGTGTCATTGATTTTAAGACAGGCAAGTATCGCCTCCCCTCCACTGAGCAGGTAGAACTCTACGCTCTCGCAGGTCTCAGTATCGCCCCCCATATTACCGAGGCGAAGGCGGAGATGTGGTTTTTAGATACGGGAGATGTTTATAACCGCGTCTACACTACTGCCCAATTATTGGCTCTTCGCCCCAAGTATGAGCGAGAGTTTGATAAGCTTACCAATAATGAAGTATGGGAACCTTCACCATCAAGTGCTTGTAGATGGTGTCCTTATTCACGAACCAAGGACGGACCATGCAGATATTAGAGAAAGACATAGAGCAACGATGCAAGAGATATGCAGACCGTTGTGGGGCTGAACTCTTCAAGCTACAAGGTACTAAGGGGTGGCCAGACAGACTACTTCTATACAAGGGCCAAGTAGCTTTCATTGAGTTCAAGCGACCTGGTAGAGAACCTGATCCATTACAGGAACACTACATAGGCGAATTACGTGAGCGAGGTTATCTAGCATTATGGTTGACATCATTGAAAGCTTTCAAGTGTCTCCTTGGAGACCTCACGCATACCAAGATCGGGGTATTACTTTCCTCACAGAAAGAGTTGCAGCAGCTCTATTCTTCCCTCCTGGACTAGGTAAGACCTCCGTTGTTCTTGCAGCTATACTCAAGCTTAAAGAGTATGGTTTTAAAGCAAGGACTCTTGTTATAGCCCCTAAGGCTGTCTGTCTAACTACGTGGATGAGAGAACCTAAAAAATGGCTGCAGTTCCTCGGTTTAAAGATAGGTTTTGCACATGGTACATATCGCGAAGATATTGTTAGGGATTCTAGCTATGATGTTGTGGTTACAAACTATGATAGCTTCCCTTGGTTGGTCCCACTACTTCAGCGAGGTCATGAATTTGACATCTTTGTTAGTGATGAATTATCTAAGTTCAAGCATATTAGTTCAAAGCGGTTTAAGTTAATTAAGCCTGTGCTCCCCACTTTCAGACATCGGTGGGGACTGACAGGTACACCTGCATCGAACGGATTACTTGATCTCTTCGGGGAGATCTTTGTTTTGGACTTAGGCCTCGCATTTGGTAGATATATCACCCACTTCAGATCTACGTATTTCTATCAAAAGCAGTTTGATCCGTATAAGTGGTACGTGATCCCACAAAAACAACAGCTAATTCTAGATAAACTCAAAGATATTGCTTTATTTGTGGACCCGCGGGAAGAACTAGATTTACCTGATTTCATCATAGTATCTAAAGATATAGAGCTTCCCCCTAATGTCAGAGGTGACTATGCGTACCTCGAAAACGAGTTTCTTCTTAAGGTTGCTGACGGCACTGTTACCGCTGCGAATGCTGGTGTTCTTACATCTAAGCTACGTCAGTTCACGGGGGGAGCAGTCTATTATGAACAAGGTAAGTGGTCCGAGATTCATACAGCGAAGTTAGATGTTCTGGAAGACCTCATTGAAGAACTAAACGGGGAACCTCTGATCGTAGCTTATCTGTTTGACCACGAGCGAGAGCGCATCCTTTCCCGGTTCCCTAGTGCTTTGGTCTTAAAAGGAGGTATGACTGATAACGGCATCACTACAGTTGTGGATTCATGGAATACAGGTGCTTTTCCAGTAATGCTCGTACAACCAGCTTCTGGTAAATATGGTCTAAACCTGCAAAGCGGGGGAAACAAAGTCTGTTGGTATACTATGACCTATGACTTAGAGGAATTCATTCAAATGAATGCTAGAATCTATCGTCAGGGCCAGAAGAAAGACAAGGTTCTTTGTTATATGCTTCTTGTAGAAAAGACCATTGATACCTGGGTAGCTAAAGTCCTAACTACAAAGGATGCGACCCAGGAGCAAATCTTTAAGGCCCTACTAGCAGGAGGTGCAACAAGTGTAACAAATGTAACGCCCATGAGCCAGGGTGACATTAGTGTGATATAATTAAGCTGTAGTCAGTTGACTACATCTGCGGAGTTAGTATGGACGAATCAAACATGAGCGACCTCATTGTTCAGTACAATGAGCTAGCTGACAAACTTGGTAAAGATCGTGTTACCTCGTTCAAGCATCTTAATGCTGCTCGAGCAGGTATCCTTAAACTGCAAACCCTAATGGGGAAGACTATGCCTGAAGAAACTATGGTTCAAGAACCTCAAACTAGTGATGCCACTGCGGCTGCTGAAGCTCTTGGTGAGGGTGCAACGCCGATCCAACCGACTGCTCCCCCCGTAAACGGATCGCCTATGAACTCGGTTGGACGTCGTGGTCCGACTCAAGGCGTTGGTGATTTTTGCAAGACCCTCATTAAAGAGGGCAAGTCCAACGTAGAAATCCTGGCTGCTGTTCAGGATAAGTTCCAAGGCACTGCGAAGACCTCAAGTAGTTGCATCGCCTTTTACCGCAATGCCCTTAAAGGGGGAGCAGCCTCGCGTCCTCGCCCTGGAAAGGCTGGTGCTGACATTGCTAATCTTGAAGCGAAGGCGGAGAAGCTTCAGAAGCAAATTCAAGATGCTAAGGATGCACAAGCCCTTAGAGAAGCTGAAGAAGCTCAAAAGCTGATTGCCCAGCAACAAGCTGCTCAAGCTCAAGCTCAACCGAGTGCCTAAGGCCGTAGTGCTCTTGCGGAGGGCCCGCTGTCAAGGCGGGCTTAACTACTTATGGAAAAGACTAGATTCTCTGATATTGTCACTGAGCTCTATGGTCTCCACAGGGCTAAGTCAGATGACTACGGTGATGAGAAAGACTACTTCCCGTTTGGTGCCATTAGCTATGTCCAAATGCTACATGTCAAAACCAAGCGCCTAGTTACTCTAGTTCAAGAGAAAGAAGAAACA